CTCTTCCGTGTGCGTCCTCGATTTGCGAATCCTTGGTTACCCCTGCCAGTTTTGCGATGCATGCAAGGCACATTTGCAAAAAATGCCCACCACAAAATGGAAATCTTAGAATTTAGCACCGAGTAAAACGCTAGTTTTCGGCACGTTTTGAGCCTATTTCGCGTTGTTTTGATCCATTCGGTAGCCTAATCGCCAAAGAATGCGAGCGAGATCCTCAGCCGTCTCTGTAATCGCTTGTTCGTCAAGATCCCAATGGCATCCATGCAACAGTTCATGGATCACAACCTCGAGTTGTCGCTCTCCCTTGAGTGACTTGCGAACTTTGATTTCGCGACCATGATAATCGCATTGACCGTCATGCGTGTTTGGTAATCGCTCGAACGAAAGCTTGAAATACTTGTCGCGCAACCTGACTCGCATCATTTTGCCCTCATTGTCTCGAACTTGACCCGCTCCGATCGTTCATCCCAAAAAAACCGTAGCCAAGCTGAACCAAGTGCCTTAGGCCCGAGCATGCGTTCGACTTCCCAACCAGCGTGTCCGTCGCCCCATGCGTCTTTGTAGCCAGGCGCACGAATGTGCAATTGCTCGTCGTGATACAACCCGCCTCTTGAGCTAATCCTTTGGCGCGGAATTGTAAAAGACCACTCATCGTGAGTATGACCCGTTAGCACGATGTCTGCGTCAGGAGTAAATGTCGCTATTCTCGATGGTTGGAGCGTCCCCTTGGTGATAATCCCTCCACCACCCGACCCATGGTAGTGATAAAGAAATTTGGAATCCTTGATGCGGCTTTCAAAGGCAATAAAACGAAATACGACCCAACCACCGTAGCCACTAGACTCGACAATGCCTCCTTGCTGTCGCATTCGAGAAACAAGGCGATCGGTAAGGTCGGTTTCGTGTTGCTTTGCAATTGCTGTTTCATGGTTGCCTCGACCCATAACTGCAAAGTGTTGCAAATATGGCTTATAGAACTCAGCAGCAGTTTCGACGATCAAGTCAAAATAGTTATTCCCTTGGTGCTCCGGTCGCAACGCACTTTTATCTGCACGTTTATCCCAACGCCCCTGCATTACGCAGTGCAAGTCTCCGTTGTCCAAAATCGGCGCGTTGTATTCAACCGCTTCGTCGAGGTGCTTCCGCTCAAGCGCCTGATTGCATTTTGGGTTGTCGTGGTGCACGTCGCTGCGGAGCAAGACCCATTGCTCCCAGTCCGTCCGTTTTGACATCTCAACTCTGATTTCGACAACATTCCTTTCCAGCTTTGCAATCGTCCATCCCATGGCAACACTCCTTTGGTTGGCGGTTGTCGATAAAATCCTTGATCGCCTGATAGCGTTTCGGCGCGTTAGCGAAGTGCACAATCCATGCGTCGTCGAGGCCAGATTCGAAGCGGCCTTCGTCGTGGGTGGAAAACCACCATTGCCAGTTGGCTCTTGCATTCAGGTTGGCAAAGGTCGCACCTGACGCAACGGCGTTTGCGATGTTGTGCTCAAGGTAGATTTGCTCTGCACAATGACTGGTGCCGATGTCGACCAATGGTCGGTTCCAGACGTCCGCAGCCGATTGATTCACAAGGACGATGCCAGAGTTGAGGCATTGGGCGGTATGCTCGATGGCTAGGCCTGATCGGTTGGCGACGGTGTTCCGTTCGCGTTCGAGCCAATCGGTTTTGAACAAGAACGACCAGTCGTCATGGGCTACGATGTCCGCATGCCCGTACATCTCAAACAAATCTGGGCAGCGATCAGTAATTACGCAGTCCGCATCGATAAATAGAGTCTGTTCGTATTTGGTCGCAAAGTGAAATGTACGGAATTTTTCGAGCGGCCCCCAGTCCTCGGTGTCGTTGTCGAGGTCGATCAAATCCGCACCTACGCGGTCGGCGTAGGCTTGCATGGCGGGCCGCGTCAGTTTGAGCAGTTCGACAAACTCAGTGCCGTTGGCGACCGTGACAATCGCACGTTGGCGATTGGTTGCTGGTCGCTGGTGTCGCCAGAGCATGCGTGCGCGGTCGAGCGAGACGGTCGGTTTGTTGAGCTTGGTGTTGACGGCGTTGTGGAAATTGTGGCGAAACGCAAACCATCCTTCTGGGTCAAAGCTTGGCTGCAACTCGGTAAGTAATTTCACAGCGTCTTGGCGACAGGAGCAGCCGCCAGGAATTAGTCTTTTCCAAGAATCGAACCATTGTTGGTCTGCGTCTTCTTTTTGCCAAAGAATGCGCCAAGCTCTTCGGCCGTCACGTTGTTTGCTTAAACCTTTCTCGGAAACAAACGACGTGTTGCGGACTTTGTGTAAACTGGACGCAATTATTTTGTTAATAGGTTGCTGCGTGTTTTTTGGACGCATGTTAAAAACTAATGATTTCATTCTATTTCTATTTCAATGTCTATCTCTGGAATGTTAAACGTACAAGGGCTGGTATCCACCTCCGAGCATTGAACAGCAATCGTCGTGGTTAGTTCTTCTGTAAACATAGATCCAACATTTTTTTGTTCACATCCGAAAAAACAGTCTTCAGGGCAATACAAAGTCGTCCAGCATTCTGATGGTTCACAAGGATCGATTCCAGTCAACTGCGGATGCCTCGCACCAAATGGATTCGGCACATAACTGTCTGCCATACCGCATGGGTGACCGAAAGGGTCGAATTCGATTTGCCCTGGAGGTATTGGCAGCGGATACCTTATTCCGATTGGGTCAGGAAAATAAGTGCCAAATTGATTGCAGAATGATGTTGGTGTTGCAGATGCAAATCTACAAATCTCGCTATTTTCCTCCCAGTTTGGTAAAACAATCCGGTCAATTGATGTGGTTGCAGTTATTGGATCATCGCAGCAATCCGTGCATGGAATTGAGTCAAATATAACAATCAGTGCAGGGTCGCACTCTTCAATGTAAACAGAACCAGCCTTGTCTGGACATACTCTATAGTCGATTGTGTAATTTGTTACATCGGTTTCAATAGTTGGAGAGTCGTCGCACCAAAAAGGAGGGCTAAACTCAGGTTGATTAACCACAATTTGGTTTATGTAGCCAAAATTTTCTAATAAATTTGAGCAATCTCTTTTGCAAACTGGTTCGTCGCAACTTTGAGTTGGGTCAAATGGATCATTTTCAATGATGTCCGCGTCGGAAAAATTGATTGTGCCGTCAGGAGCCTCAGTAAAATACCTGATGCGTTCCCAGCAAAAGAAATTCGAGTCGACGTGGCAGTCGTCTTCATTTGCTGGATTTCTTGTGTTTTCGCACTTTAAATCACAAAATGGATCGTACAAAGACAAATCAGCTGAACATGCGTATTCTGGGTGTTCGCATCGCTCACCAGAGAATGTCCCAACAGGAACATAACAGTCAAAATTTGGGCCAAGGTTTTCTTCGCAAAGCACAAAGCAAGGATGCAGATATGTGTTTGTTACCGTGTAACTGCTTTCGTAGTTGCTGTTAACCCTTGCTGTGTAATATCCTGTTCCAACTAATTTCATTACATAACGACATAAAGGCTCGACAGGGTTTTCTGGGTCTTGTTCTGGGCATCGAATTAGTTCTCTTGTCCAACTGATAGTTATCCCTGTAATGTAAAACCAAACAGCAAAATAATTTTTTTGATCAGCGTTGACTTCTAAAAGCCATTCAACTATTTTTTCTACGCCAAGTACGCAGCATAGCGCTGGTTTGCAAGTTGGTACTGTGTTGCAGTTAGGACGCCCCCTCGCAGGCGATTCTTTAAGCATCGAATCTATTCGCAAATCAGTTGTTTGCCAGGAATTAGTTGACATATGTACGCAACATTCGAGCACCGGTTCTTGGATGTTATACGACCATGACTCTGTCAGGCAGCAGCATTCGGGATCAAATGTGCGAGAAAAACGGGTCCACAGCGACGGGTCTCCGTCTTCATAGTCTTCGTGAAACGACGTTTGCGGTCGCAACGTAATTGGAATAATAACTGTTTCGTCACAGCACTCCTGACAGTCTTCAGAAGGCAAGGTGTTGCAACAATAACAACCAGGCATGTGTTTGCGTTTCACTCTGGACACTCCTCCCAAACAACAATCCAGTAGCCATTAATAAGCTCGACAACGATTAACGACCCTGATGCTACAGCTATTGCTGCTAGGTTGTAAGCTTCAAGCGTTTGCGTCGTGTTACCTAAAACAACGTTCGTGCCAGACGGGTTTAATGCGTATCGAGTTACAGTCGCTTTCCCTAATGTTGTTCCGCTTCGGGCCGGCACTCCACTTGTCGCGACACAGATGTAGTGTTCCTTTGTTGCGCCCTTAGGACCGTGCCCACCAAGACTGCCTGTAGGGTGGATAAGCTTAGACAGCGCATCGGCGTCCGAGCGATTGAATGTGTAGTGAGTCGGTTCGCGAGTTTTCGCCATTATGGAGTTCGGATGAAAGTCTTAAAATCCAAGCTTTTGTATTCTCGTCGTGTGAATTTGTAAGCGTCAGCGGCATTTGGTGGGTCCGCAGTTTTGTTGCCGTTAATGTCTAACGGGCCAAAGATGTGATTGCCTTGTGGCGTCATATACAATTCCAGTTTTCCACCAGCCTTGTAATTCCAACCGAAAGAAACGTAGGGAGTTATCCAACCACCGTTTATGACCGGAGCTAAAAGAAACGTACCCCACTCGTATTGAGGGGCATAGGTCAGTCTGTATCGTATAGACCAACATGGGAATCCGTTGTAAATACCAAGAGTAGAACTAATTACGTTTAGCAGCAAACAATGCGTAGGAAACTTGTAAAACTCGGTAGAATTTATTGTATTGTTTCGATCAGCAATATCTTTAAGGTTAAGAGATGACGTTTCAAACTGAGTGAATTCCGTAGAACAGAGTGTTCGTCGCGTTTGTGGAAGCGGGTCGATCAATTCGCCAGCAGTGTTCGCGTACATGTCACCATTTTCGTCTGCCGCTTTTGTCATCCAGTTTTCGGTGCTGTGATTCCACTCGATGATGGTTAGCCACGTTGTCGGATCTGGACTTACAGGGTTCTCTGGATCTTGTTCATATTCGTTCTTCGCTGAATCAAACTCGCATGTCATTTCCCAATACAATGCATGCTCGTCTAATCGCTCAATCGATTTTGATATGCACTGCAAGCCAAGCGGCCCGTAGGTCATTCCAACAACCGGTGCGTTTGCTGTGTTTAGCAAAACATCTTCGCGCGTAGCAAACACGTCGTCAGTGACTACAAGAAAAGTCACCGTCATGGTCATGTTAAGCCGGCCCTTTTCGCCCTTTTGCAGCGCGGCATTCGTTCTTCGTCTTTCGCCAACTATTTCTGATGCCATGATGTCTATGGGTTAAAATTTGCGATCAGTCCGGGGTTCTTGGCAATCTTGTCCGCTATTTCCTTCAAGTACTTCTCGACCATCTTTTGGTGCTTGTCTGTCATGGACGCGCGCTGTGCGGCGAGCATCGCGTCACCCATGCTTCCGACCCTTGTCGGAGCTTGGTATTGCTGGATGTTGCCCATCACGCTTTTAGCTAACGCAGCGCCAGCCTTCTCCGCTGTTTGCTGGTCAATGAGTCCAGCGGCGAGCAAGTTCTTGATTTCCTGCAAGTCGTTCTTGTATTTTATGGCAGGGTTAAATCGCTCTTGGATCGATTTGACATTGTCCTCGATCTTTTGCTTCGCCTCGTCAAACTTGCCCTGATCAATCTTCTTCTGTGCAAGCAAATTTCGCAGTCCCAGCAAATCGTTTTCCTTAACTAGCCTCTGTATTTGGTCTTGCTGTTTCTTTTCTTCCTTTTTGCGAGCTTCCTCTTTTCGTTTCTCGGCAATTGCTTCTTTTGCGTCAGCAAGTTCGTCTTGAGTAATCTTTCTGCGCTTTGCCAATTCCAGTAGCTCAACTTCATTCTTTTCTTCAACCAGCGCGCGCACTTTCTTCTTGATCGCTTCTTCTTCCTTCTTGTGAGCCTCTATGGCGTCGAATTCTTTGAGAGACTGCTGCCTTTTGGCTTGTTCGGCTACGCTTATACCTGGAGCATTAAAGCCAATGCTTTCCATGTACAGTTCTCGTTTTGTCTTTCCAAGCCTTTCAAATTCCTGCCGTGTCTTTTCTATGGCATCCAATTCGTTTTTGGCTTTTTCTTCCGCTTGCTTTTCTGCATTTCTTGTCTGAGTCTCTTTTCTTGCTTCATTGAGCCTCCATTGCCTATATCCTTCTTCGCCTAGCTCAAGACGCTTTTTCGCACGTTCTTGTTCCTTTGCCTCGTCTTCCTCTCGCTTCCGTTTCGCCATGCCCTCTTGAAATTCTCGTTCCCTTCTTGCTTCTTCAATTTGGTCAAGGACTGCATTGACGTTTGTCCATTCCATATTGAAAAGATCACCTTCAGAAAATGTGTCTCGAACATAAGCAACAAATACAGCCAAGCTCCCCGAGGCTGTCCGTAAAAAATTATAGGACTCGCCTAGCTCATCATTTGATAAAAGCAAGTCGCGGCTCAACCCGAGAAGTTGCACCATGAGTGGCATCAAATTCTCGCCCAATTGCACCTGAACCATTTTCATGTCAGACAGGTACTTGTCGTATTGCCCAGCGAGCGTCAACTGCAACTCCTCGTTCATCGTTGCAAATCGACCACCCGCTTCAGTCGCAAGCTCGATCGCCAAGGCGACTTCTTCAAACGAGATTTGGCCGTCCGTTGTTTTTTGCCTTAAGTCTGCCATGCTTTCGCCAGTCAGCTTGGCGATCTCTTGCAACGGGTTGAAACCCGCATTGACCATTTGCAAAACTTCTTGACCAGCAAGCTTTCCAGACGCTCGCACCTGTCCAAACGCAAGAGCAAGGGACTGGAATCGCTCCGCGTTGCCCATCGAGATTGCGGACAGGCTTTTCATAATCGCGCCTGTTCGCTCTGCTTCGAGCCCGAACCCCATGAGCGTTTTCGCGCCTCGAGCAAAATCGAGGAAGGACAGCGGTGTTTTTTTGTCGAGTTCCCGAAACTCGATCATCTTCTTGGTCGCTTCGGCAGTGGAGCCAGTCAGCGCCTTCATGGCCGCTTCGGTTCTTTGATACTCAGCTGCCAGCACAACGGATTCTCGTACAAACGATTTTATTGCTCCGACAACTTGCAGGATCGCTTGTGCTGCAAGCATCGGTCCAGTGGTTATACCGAGACCGGCAATGAATTGACCGACGAACGTTTGCGACTTCAATTCGGCATTCAGGTTTCTTTGAATCGCAATCAATTCCTGCTTTGTTATGGCACTAAGTTTCTCTTGGTCCTTCACAAACTTGACTGCTTCCGCATACCGCTGTTGTGCAGTCTTGGCCTGGTCTACCATCCCGCGAATGCGGTTGTAGTCTTTCTCTCGTTTTTGGCTGGCAACGGATGCTTCAAGTTCTTGCGAGTTTTTCTTTAACTCATCTATGCGAGCCTTTTCGAGCCTTCGCTTATTGTTTATGTCCGCAGCAGTTTGTTCAGCATTTTGTTTTTCTCGAATAGCGTTCTCGGTCGCATGTCTTGCAATTTCTTGCTGCGTATCTCGTTCTAGCTTTGCTATTGCTTCGTCAAGAGAAAGAATTTCTTTTTTCGCGGCAATCTGCTGTCCAGTGACAGGATCGATCAATGGTTTTGATAAGTCTGTCGCCGGTATCTGGGATGGACGCCCAGATGAAACGATACCGAGGCTCGCTTGCGATTTCATCAAATCAATCGCATTTTGTTTTAGCTTTTCCTGCGCAGCAAGTTCCTCTTGATTACGCTTGCGTTTTTGCTCGGCCAGGTCTGCCTCGGACTTTATCAAAAAGTTGATGGTATCCCATCGAGCGTTTTTCTCAGCTTCTGCCGCTCGTTGCGTGGCTTGCCTTTCATTGTTGATACTATCTAGCAAAAGCTTAGACGCTTGTTGCCGTGATTGTTCGATGCGAAGTATGCCCTGTATTTCTTGCTGCTGTTGTGCGAGAATCTGATCCAACTCAGCCTTTTTTCTTTTGGCCGACTCTTCTGCCGTCGCTCGCTCTTTTGCTTCTCGCTCAGCAGTGGAATTTTTCCAAATGTTATGCAAAAAGATCATTTGATCTTCTTCTCGTTTTGCCATCGCTTGTTTATGCGCAGCGTATTCGTCAAGTCTCGCCCTTTGATGCGCCTGCTGTTGTGCTTCTCGAGCCGCAACTTCGTCAATGACCTTGTATCGCTCACGATACATCGCAATCATTTTTTGATGAGTTGCCTCGTCTATCTGTCCTTTCTGAAACAGAACATTGGCTACGTTTGCGTCCCTGGCAAACTTTTCAGCGTCGGTCAAGCTTGTTTTGACATCGCGCGTAAACCGAGCTATTTCATTACGAGCGAGCCCGGTGTTTTGCATCACCTCTTTGATGTCGAACCCAATGCCAATGTTGACTGCTGTTGGGCTAGCCATTTGCCACCTTGTCCAGTTTGGTGATCTTTAGCAACGCATCAAAACTTGCAGCAGACTGCTGTTTGGTAATCGCGGTCGGCTTGCGAACACGCTTGTAGCGAGGTGGCATCAAATCCTGCCATGATGGTGGATCCATCTTGGCTTGAGCGTATAGCTTCACTAGCAACTTCTCCATGATCATTGCCGTCTGCTCCCACTCGTCACCGATCGGCTCAACGCGGTCAAACGCTTCCCAAAACGTCAATGCGCCATCAGGAAGCTTTTCTAGCCAGGAATGAACGTCAACGATGCCCCAACGCAAGGCAAGCTTTCCAGCCAGCCTTAGCCTTGGGCTACGTCGGATTTTTTTGTTTCGGAGGATACCTCCTTGGATCGGATGCCAAGCAACTCCTTGGCAGCAGACCACAGTCCATCAGCCAGCTCCAAGTCGAGGGACTTGAGTTCCTCTGCATCATCAACGAGGCTAGCACCATGCTCATCGCATAGCATTAGCGACAGCGTGACGCGTCGGAACTTCTCCCATTGAAACTCGCCCTCCTTGGTCTGTACTGCCAAGTCGCGCTTGATGCCTTCCTCTTCGGTCAGTTTCTTCAAGTGAAACTTCATCCCGCAGACTTCCACCGGCTTAACAGTCAGTGGCTTGGAAAGCAGTGCTTTGAAATCGTCCTTATTCATCGTCATCCTCATCCGATACAAGTTGCTCGTCCAAAACCTTGCGGCACTCGATGAACCGCAAGTTGTATTCCGCTGGCGGCCTGACCGTAGACGGCTTGCCGAGTCGCTCTCGCTCCTCTTCACAAGCCTTCACGATCTCTGGGATCCGCTCCACCGGAAAGTTCACACGACACGGCAGCAACTCCGAGTTCTCTTGGTGGTTTAGGTACGCGACGTGCTTGTCGTCGACGTACACTTGCCACTGAGTAAACTCGACTTGCTTGCCAGTGAAATCGATCCGCATATCTGGTTTCAGTTCAACAGACATGAAACACCTTTATCAGGAAGTAGTAGTGAACGCAGGCGCGGTGGCACCATCGAACTGGATCGTGTACGACCCCTTCATGATTTCACCTTGCGCTGCGTTGGGAAACTTGACGCTCTTCACGAAAACGGTTCCAGCGACTGACCCGCCACCTTCTGGGTATGTCACCGTGGCGGTGATGCCTGCGTATGGCTCAACGGTCGGAATCATGGCCGTAGTGATCGGCGGCGCGGCACCCAGCCAGTTAAACTCGATTTCGACTTCAGGATTGTTGCGCAGGTCGCCGGGACGCATGCGTTTCATTCCAGCGGTTCCGAGGTGAGTGATGTCCAGTGCATCCACTCCAATCGTCAACTCGCCAATACGAGTGATTTCGGTGGTCACAAGACCAGTCCCTGCGATGGTGGCACCTAGGCCAGTGTCGGCAATACTCTTAGGCATTTTTACGGCTCCTGATAGTGAACAACAACATCAAACGAACAAACGTACCTTGGGACTTGATTGCCATCGGTTGGAGGGTCTGTGAAATACTCGTCACCCGAGACGTACTCCACTCCACAGAACCTATGGCTCTCAACCAAGCCTCTAAATGAATCGATGCCAGTCTCACGAATCGCTTTGGACAGCAGCGAGGCACCATCGCGGCTCGTTGCGTAGCATTCGACCGTAATGTGTGCATGTGCTGCTTTGGACAAACCTGTGATTGTGTGTTCGCGTTCGGTGTAGGTGACATAAAAGCAAATCGCTGGCAGTTGGCATTTCTCGACAAGCACATCGCTGTACATGCGTTGGCCGACGATGCCAGATACCGCAGCATAGCTAAGGACTTTCGTTCTGAACGCTTTGCCAATGGCACTCATTCACCACTCACCAAGGTTATGGTCCTAGCCGCAGTCTCCGTTGATGTGGAAACGATCTTGATGTATTTGACCGAGTCCATTGCCGATCGCTTCAGCGTTACCCATCGCGATGTGCTGACGGCGGGTGCATAGAGCGTGCCGTCATCGTAGACCGTAAAAAAGTTCGATCCGTCAGCTGACGCTTGGAAGTTCAATGAGGTTCCAGTGAACGCGGCTGGCAGTAGCACGGCCAATGGAATACGGTTGGACTCCATGGTTGCCGTGGTAGAGACCGTCCCGCTGCTCGCAATTGATACAGTGTCTGTAAGTCGTAAATTTCTAGCCAAGAGTCAGTCCCTCCGCTTGTTTGTAAAACTCGGCTTGGAATATGCCTAGTGACTGGTTAAACGTCTTTTGGTACGCCCGTTTCAAAAAGTGCGCTCGCTCCAGCTTGATTGTGCTACCAGGCTGTATGTATCGACTGCTTCGTTCACGCTTAATAGCTCGCTTGCTTTGGCCGCGAGTATAGGTAACGGTTTGTTTTGATCGACCGCTCTGCTGGGTGATAATCTGTCCAGGTCGGCCCCAGTAGTACAACTTGCGTTCGCCTTTAGTTACAGGCAGCCGAAAGTGCATCTTGCGACCCATGCCCTGCTTGGTCGCTTGCATACCGATGTACAAAATGCCACCTCGGGAATACTTGCGGTACTTCGAGATAACATGCTGACCGGAATCGTCTCGTTCGTATTTGGTTCTTGCTGATTGCGACCACTTATCTCTTGGGGCAACCGACTTGTCTTGGGCCCACCGCTGCGTACCACTCAGAGAGCGACTGCTTGGCGGGTCAAGTTTCGCTTGTCTCACAATTGGTTGTGCCATCTTGCGAGCGGCCGGGTCGATGCACTTGTACTGAATTTGGTACGGCAAGTCGCCAATCGCCTTCAATATCCTGTCATCGAATTTCATTTTGAATTGAATCACGATGAACTCACCATCAGTTCGAGGTATCGATCCAATCCTTCGACTGGGTTGATGTACTTGATGCCGTAGAATTCGTTGTTGAACTTCACACGCATCTTGACGTTGTAGCCAGGTCGCTTGCGGACGCGAAACACGGCAGCGATACTTGCCTCAAGCTCTCGCCCTCGCATGTTTTCGGTACCCGATTGCGGGATGAACTGGCACGGCTCATTCACCAAAAAGTCGCTCCACGTCACGATCGGTTGACCGTACCCGTCCTGCGTCTCCGTCACCTGTTCGATGTTGCAGCGTTGGCGAAATGCCGATGTCTTAATGCGGTTGTTTCGTCCGCTCATGGGTAGCTACTCCGCATAAACTTGGCAACCAACGCCTCGTAGGCTCTCAAGTCATTTACGCGATCGTTATCGCCCCGGTTGGCGTCGAAGTAGTAGCCAACCAGCAGCAGCATGGCTCGCTTTGCGATCGCCGGCACTAGCGATTGGTCCTGCGAGTATCCGCACTTGTATTGAACCTCCCAAGCGTCCCATCGAGCCGCGTAGGCAGGAATGGTCTCCAGGTAAGCGACCCGTACCTCGTCGACGTGCAATTGGTACTTGTTGCTCGGCCAAGTAGTCAGCGTGTTGTCCGCGTTGAAATACTTGATGTGAATGATGCTGTGAACTGGGCTTTTCGGGAGTTTTAGTTCATCGTAGAACGCTCGCAACCGCACCTTGTAGGTCTGGAAGCAGCACACGCTATCGGTGTCTCTTTCCCACTGCTGCCTTGCGTCCTCGATCATCATTTGCAGTTGCTGATCGTGCGTGCTGTCGCTCGACGAAATCTCCACTTGCTTCTTGGCTTCTGCCAAGGTCAGTGGTTCCGCGATCGCTTTGGTCACCAGCTCCGGCACTAGTTTCATACTGGGCAATCCTCAGGCGATTGACA